TACTGGGTATGTCATCACTTAGAACATTTGAAAAAACAAAAGGAATCCACAGCAAATAATATGTACGATGAAATAAAAGAAATGCTTATAAGGCATGAGGGAAATATGTGTACCCTTTACCAATGCTCAGAAGACAAATGGACAATAGGTGTTGGTAGAAATCTTACTGATAGAGGTATTACAGAGGATGAATCTGCATATCTGCTTGATAACGATATCAAAAGAGTTATGAATCAATTAGATGAATACTGGACTGTTTGGCGTAGTTTTCCCAAGCGTGGTCAAATGGTATGTTTCGACTTATGTTTTAATCTTGGTGTAAGTGGATTCATGGGTTTCAGAAGGACAAGAGCCTTAATGGAAATGGGTATGTGGTTAGAAGCATCGGAAGAGTTGCTAGACAGCAAATACGCGATTCAACTACCAGTTAGAAGTTCTTACAATTCAAGACAACTTGCACTATGTGGCAAAGATGGCAAAGACATCGGAAGATCATCAAAGTAATTCAAGACTTGGTGCTTTAGGCGAATCCTTAGTACAAACATTCCTGTTGGAATATGCAGACTTCTGCTATTCAACGCAAGAAAAACACCCAGCAGACTTAATGGTAGAATTTGCCAATGCAAAATATACAGTACAAGTCAAAAGCAGAAGAGAATCCAAAGAGGGCAAATATACTTTTGCATCCGATACATCAAGGTCAATGTCAGAGATTTATAAGAACTATCATTGTGATATTCTTGCTTTTGTTTTCTTCAATAAAGAACATAAGCGAATTATCTTCAAGCCAAATACTACTTCGCAAACCTACTTTACCTTTGATAAAAAGATAATCACTTCAAACCTAGAAATAGATTCTCTACAAGAAACCCTAGACACACTTAGCCAAGTGCCAGTTCTTAATCCTTTAAAATAATTTATATATAACTATTGACATATCAAAATACTTATGTATAATAGGGGTATGTTAAATAAAAGTAAGGAGTTAAATAACATGACAATAGGCCACAATAAAACTTTTATGTATGAATTTTATATTAATACTGAATATGGTATGAGTGTTTGGCATTGGAACTTAATTGACTGGCGTAAAGCTCTAAGAGACTTCATAGATTATAAAAACGATGAAGGATTTGTATTTGAAATACAAATAACAGATGAATATGGTTGTGACTTCGTGGAGATATACCCAAACAATGAAACAACAGACCTGCCAAAGTATGTTAGAAAATATGTTGACAAAGTTTTAGAAGAATCAAGAAAGGAGAGATAAATGGAAGTAATATTCAACATAGTGGGTGGCGGAGAAATCTGCCTACCCAAGAGAGAGATAAGGGGTTACTACAAAGACTTCTTAACAGGCGAGACTAAAGTGCAAATTGGAGAGAGTGAGCATGAGGTCAGAGAGTCTTTAACTGAGATAAAGTATTTAATGGAGACAAGAGATGATAGAAGAACTTAAAGAGTACAGTCCGAAACAACAAGGCAAGGCTTGGGTTTGTGATGACATACCTAACAAGGATTACCATAAAGGCATAGGCATAAGTAGTAGTTATATTAGAAGGTTTGGTGAATCACAGCTTCATGCAATAGAACATAAACAAGAGACTACACCAGCTATGAGGTTTGGAACTGCTGCTCATTCATTGCTTGTAGAAGGTCAAGAAGCCTTTGATAAGGAAGTGGTTGTCATTACTGGCAGTCCATACACTAAGGCAAATAAAGAATTAAAAGAAGAGTATGAGAAGAGAGGTCTTACTGTAATTAAAGAAGCAGATGTAGATTTGATACAAGGCATGAAGGAAAAGATGATTTACGAAGGTAATACTTATCTTGATGCTAAGGGCAAGGTTGCAGAGTCTAGCTTCTATTGGTATGAAGATGAGGTTTTGTGTAAGTGTAGGCCTGACTTAATATGCCCACCCTTAGATGATACTGATTCAAAAGATAAGATAGTGGTTGTTGACTACAAGACAACACAATCAGTTGAGCCTTATGCCTTTGGTAGATCAGTAAAGAAGTATAGCTATGATCTACAAGCAGCATGGTACAGGCGAGGTATGGAAGCAGCAGGATATAAGGTTGATGACTTTGTATTTGTGGCTCAAGAGAAAACATATCCTTACGCATCTAAGGTATTTAAGATGACTAAAGAGCAAATGGATTTTGGTTGGTCAATCATGGAAACATACTTAGAGAACTATAAAGAATATCAGAAGGGCAAACCGCTATCTGTTTACAATAGTCCTAGTGTTGTTGAGTTGGTGTTGTGAGTAAGGGCAAATAAGATATGAGAGTAGTAGAGTATTATATGGAGAGTTTATCCTTTGCCCTTACAAACAGTATAAGGTTTTTAGTTGGAGATGTAATAAAGTCTTTGCTTTATTATGAAATTAATTTTAATATAAATATGGAGAGTCGAAATGGATAACAGTACAAAAAAAGCATTATGGATTGGTGAGGAGTTACATAAAGATATAAAAATCTTTGCAATCCAAAACAATCTAACAATAGAACAAGCTACACAAATGTTAATTAAACTTGGCATGGTGACTTATGAATCTGAGAAAGACAATGACACAGTATAAAGATGTTGTTGAAAATCAAAGGTTGAAACTTAACAAAGAAAAAGATGAATGGTATTACCATGTCAACAACGGAGCAGGATATACAGAAGTTAAGAATGGCAATACTTTGACAATTACATATCACGCCACTGGCAAACAGGAGATTATTATAGATGCCGATTAACAGCAGGAATAAAGGTGCAGCTTTTGAGAGAGTTATATGCAATAAGATTAATACTTATCTTGCATCTAAAGGTAGCACCGATACTGTTAAAAGAAATTTAGATCAATATCAGACAAAAGGCATGGCTGATATTTACTGGGGAAACCTAGCGATAGAATGTAAAAGATATAAGGGCAATGGTAAGACAGATGTATTTAAAAACGACTGGTGGAATCAAGCAGTTGAGAGTGCTAATGATAACCTAATACCATTATTAATTTATAAATATGATAGAAGGAAAATATATTGTGTCATTCCTAATTACCTAATTGGTGAGTCTAAGGAAAAGAATTGGACACAGTTCTCTATGTTACCGCTATCAGATGTTTGTGAGAGGTTAGATGAAGTCTTACAAAAGGCAAATGGACTTACATAGTTATTTGCTACAAGAGGACTTTGAAGAGTTTTGTAGGGAATCCTACGGAAAAATCCAAATTGCTTGTGAGTTCTTAGGAATCATAAATGATGAGGATTACGAGAATTTTAAGGAAAGGTGTTATGCCCAACTTGAAATTGATTATATAAACAGTATCGAAAATTTAACGATACATTGATAGGAGTATTATATGGACGTACTTGGTGGTATGAGCAATACCGAAGATAAACCTGAAATCTATTTGAACTTTAAACATAAAGAGCAAAGGTTTCTAGCTAATGGAAAAACACCATTAAATTTTGAATTTTTACAATTAGACCCCGATACCTTTAAATCAGGTTGGGGACGATATGCTAATAAATATGAATATAAATGGGACGCTAAATTTGGTGCTGCGGAAGAAAGACCTGACAAAAGTTGGAGAAGGGCTTTTTCGGCATGGGTAATGCCACATGGCGGTAATGCTATGTTGTGGCAAAGTTTTGCTTTTTCTGAATCAACTGCTTTTAATAAAGCATTAAGTGGGTTTTGGAATCAAAGAGAAGCTAACGCAGGTCTTTTACCTGTCATTAAATATGCAGGTTGTAAGTCAATTCAGGTTGGTGCTGGCACAACCTCAGAGCTTAATTTTAGTTTTGCTAAATGGGCAGAGAGGTTTGATGGTCTTGCAATACCTGAATGGTATGTAGACCCTGATGCACCTGTTGATGATGACGATGGCTTTGTTTCTCCCAACGAGGGACTGGCAGATAAAGTAGCGGAAATGGTAGCTAAGACTGAACTTAGCGATGACGATATACCTTTCTGATGCAGTCAGTAGACTGGCAAAAAATAGCACCTGAAGTTGCAAAGCAAATTCTAGGTGAACCAAGCAGTATCTCATCGAAACAACTTCGGTGGGGTACTCATGGCTCTTTTGCTTTAAACCTAGAATCTGCAACTTGGTACGACCATGAGAATGATGTTGGTGGCGGTATTATAGATTTAATCAAACATCATAATAAAGATGTAAAAACAATTTTAAAAAGTTTCGGTTACGACCAAGCATTGCCTAATGACTCCTTACTCAGCGTTAGTGGACTCCCCCAAAATAACACTAACAAGGGCAATGCTAGGTCTTTAAATAGAGAGCAAGTTGTAGACTTGTTCAAACAAGCGGTTGTACATTTACAGTACAACGATAACTTTATGGTTATGAGATTTCCTGAAGGACATCACATAAAGCAGAAGTATGCACCATTTAGTAAGAACAAAGATGATACATGGTCAATGAGAAGGCCTGAAGGCGATATGCCAATTTATTACACAGACAATGCAACAGACAAACCAATCATTATAAATGAGGGTGAGAAGGCTTTATTAGCTTGTGAAAAACTCTATGATGGTGATTCTTGCACATGGCATGGTGGAGTCAATGGCTGGAAGAAAGCTGACTGGACTCCAATTATCGAAAGGGATATATGGATATGGCCTGATAATGATAAGGCTGGTAAGCATTGTGCAAATGAGATGGCAGAATATTTAAGGACTAAAGGGTGCAAATCAGTAAAGATAGTAAATCCACCTAAAGACTTCAAGGATAAAGATGATTTACATGATGCTTTGGATTCAGGTTACTTTAAGTCATCCAAAGAATTAGAGTCTTATGTAAATAGTCAAAAAGAAAAACTACCTAAAGGTGCTTTAAGGTTTGAGCAAGCAGATCAAGTTTTGTCTCAGGTTGTCAATCACGACTGGCTCATTACTGATGTGTTTGAAAGAGAAAGGCTTATAACTGTTTTTGGAGCACCCAAATCAGGCAAATCGTTTATTGCTATTGCTATGGCTTGTTCTGTTGCTATAGGAGAAGAGTTCTATGGGCATGAGACTAAGAAGTCACCTGTACTCTACCTGTGCGGAGAGGGGGTCTCAGGGGTTAGAAGAAGGCTTGCAAGTTACGAGCAGTATGAATTTACTGGTAGTTTAAAGGGTGCACCATTGTTTTTATCTAACAGGGGTTCAAGAATTAATGAACCTGAAGAGTTTGAGAAGTTAGAGAATGAGATAAATTTCATTAAAGATAAGGTTGGGGATATAGGTTTAATTATTTTTGACACATTCCAAAGAAACTTCTCAGGTGATGAGAATTCTGCACAAGAGGTAAATAAATTTGTGAAAGCGGCAGATCAGTTGATACATGAATTTGGTTGTTCTGTGCTTTTGGTTCACCACACAGGAAGAGGTAATAAAGGCAGGGCTAGAGGTAGCTCTGTGCTTGATGCTAGTATTGATGGTGAGTTCTTGGTTGAGAGAAAGGGTACAAAGGCTGATGATGAAAATTTAATGTTGGTAAAAATGTCACAAACTAAAAACAAAGATGGTATGGGAATACCGCCTAAAAACTTTGAATTCCATGAGGAGCGTTTAACTGGAGAAGGTTTAGATGTTACTTCAGGGTTGTTGGTTCTTACTGATGAGAAATTAGAAGATAAATTTGATAAAGATGCTGTTCACAATGCAGAAGATATTAAGATTGCAAATTTAATATACGCATTAGGTAAAGATAGAGAGGATGGTGATAAATGGTTTTCTGCAAAAGATTTTAAACATCATGCGGTATATAACACTAGCGGAAAAGATATTAGCAGGCATGCTATCAATAACAGCTTTAAAAGGTTGGAAGATAATGGAATAGTCATACATGCAAAAAGGGATAAAAAAACAGATAAGAGTCTTGGGTATAGACTGGTTGAGGACAGGTATTATTCTGATGATGAGATTATAAACCCATGAAGTGTGTAAGTGTGTGTGTGACTGTGTGTGTGTGTAATGATACATAATGTGAGTGTGTGTGTGTGTAGTAGTCCGTAGGACTACACACTCCACACTTATATGTATAGACAAATTGGATAAATTATGAAAACTTATATAGATGAATCTTTAGAAGGCAAATTGAAAGAATTGAGAAAATATGAAAAAGAGACTTATGAAAAGTGGGGTTCTAGGAGAAGAATCTTTAAAATGGTTGGCGTAGAGTTTGAAATTAAATTCTGTAAAGCTGAGATTCTTTTAAAGAACACCCTGTATGGCTCACATCCCAAAAAGAAAATACAAATGATTGATATGATGCATAGAGCATTTGTTGCTTTAAACATCAAGTGCGAAGAGAGTGGTTACATAATGATTCAACCAAGAGCCAAATGCTTTAACTTTGATAAAAAGACTGCTTTAATCTGTGACACAGATGAACAAAAGCCACTGCTTGTAAAAATACACAAAGATGAACCCGATATGATGATATTTAGCATAGAGGAATTATTAAGATGCATACCGAAAGATTTTATGGAAGCAAAGCAAATTCTATCTAAGCTAGATAAGTCAGTAAACTTTAAGAGAATTGACCATGACTAAATGGCATGGCGGTAAAGGTTCAGGTAGAAGGGTTGAGGATAAAAAGAAGATAGATGCAAATTGGGATGCTATCTTTGGAAAGAAGAAGAAGAGTAGTTGGTTGGATAGATTCTTAGAATGGTCATTCCAACGACAGGCAAATACATTATTTAAAAGGAGAAAAAAATGAGTATAGATAAAGCAACACCACAAGAATGGGATAGATTAGGGCAAATCGAAAAGGCAAATCACGACCCTGTGAACAGGCCGAGCCATTACAATCAAGGCAAATTTGAATGTATTGAATACATAAAGCAACAACTAGGCTCAGAGTTTCCCAGCTACCTAGAGGGTTCAGCTATTAAGTATATTCACAGATTTAAATTTAAGAACAATATAGAAGATTTAGAAAAGGCAAAATGGTATATTAATAAATTGATAGAACATTATGAGAATCTTTAATGGCTGATAAAAAGCAAATCGATATTACTAAACTCAAAAGGCAAATTGACAAAGGCAAATCGCTAAATGAAGTTTCCATATCTTTAGGCAAAAGCAAATCGACAATTCTAAAATTGGCAAATGAGAATGGCTTAAAGTTTGATAATAAAAGCCATTGGGCAAATTTATAATTAAGGCAAATACTGTTCTAAGGCAAATTTATAAAAGGCAAATTTAGTATGCGAATCACAGTAAAGGATAACTTAAAAGACATAAGCAAACAGTTAAACAAAGACTTGAATCAGAAAGAGTTTAATAAAATAATGGCTAGAGCTATGAACTATACAGGTGAAAGAACTGTAAATGCTGAAAGGAATAGTTTGGAGAGTAAGCTGTTAAATGCTAGACCACAAACAATTAAAAGCGTTGTTATATCTCAATTTGCTAAACCACAAAGCAACAAACTTGCTATGACAGTTAGAGTTAAAGATTGGGCGGCCAAATATCTGCACTATATATATACTGGCCAAAGTGAACCCGCAAGAAGGCAAGGCTACCCATCACCAACAACTGATGGCCGACATAAAAAGGGTAAGTATGGAAACATAATGAAACTATCCTCTAAGGGTGGTTTATTGTCTAAGATAGATAAAACTACTGATTCACAAAGAAAAGGCTCTCGTTTTCAAGGAGTACCTAAAGGAGAAGGCTCTAAGGCTTATGGTATATGGGAAAGGCAAGGAAAGAAGGGTAGAGAAGGCCTTAAACTTCTTGTGGCCTTTACTCCATTCATTCAACATAGAAAGTTTATAGATTTTTATAAAGTTGGAGAAAAGGCTATAAAGAACAATCTACATAAAGAGATCAACAAACAATTTGCAAGGCATTTAAAAAGAAGATAAAGGCAAATTTACCATTAAGGCAAATACTGTTTTGATGCAAATTTATAATCAAGGCAAATTTAGTTTCAAGGCAAATTTAGTTTTGACTAAAAAATGATGCTGTATAAAAAAACAGTTGTGGATAAACTGTTAATAAATTGTGGATAACTTTGTGGATAACTTTTGATCAGAAAACAACAAGAAACATCACCACAACAAACAAGAACACCATCAAAAGCATTGTAAGGCTCTGTATTGATGTATTATTATATATTAGCAGTAATGCATTAAATGATTGTTATAAGAGCTTAGAATGGCTTAGAATGGTTTAAATCCTGGGGTTTGTATTATTAAAGGCATAAAAAAACCCCGTATAAAACGGGGTGAAAAAATAATTTTTTCTAGGGGTTAAAAGGTGGCTTTATGGGGATAATCAAAATCAATCCAATCATCATTATTAAATATTTTGTATTCCTCGCATAAGTCCATAATGTCTTCTAATTCTATTTTAAACATTCGCCTAGCATCTTTTATTGTATATTCTCCATATGTGCATTTATGGCGGCCTATTTCCTCGCCATTCTTTCGGTTGTCAATATATCCATATATTGTAAAAGTTCCGTTCAAATGCTTCTCAACCCCTCCGCTTAAATATGCTTCTAAATTTTTTGTTTTCATTATTTCCCCCTTATTATTTGTGGTTTGTGGCCTTGTTGTTCAAGTCTTTTAAATTTGCTTTTAATATCTTTTAAAGACTTGCTCACCATTACCAGCCAATTATCACCCGTTATTATTTTATATTTCATGCTATACACCTCTCATGCTGTTATTAAGCATTAGCTCTATGGCTTCATTGCTTAAGCCTTGCTCTTTGTTAAATTGGTTTATCTCTTCTTGTGTCATCTCGTGATACTCGAAGCCATTATTTGCTTTTAATGGATAATAACCCTGCTCATAATCAACAATAACTATTGTTTGATTGTCTAGGTGTATTTCATTGCCATTATATAAAGCAGTTCTTTTACCCTCTTCTTTTTTAAGTTCTATAGATGTCTTTAAGTTTCTTATTCTCATGTTAAGCCACCTTTAAAATCATATTGTCTTGATACGGCATATCATCAACAAACCAGTTAAAATTCTTTTGACAAATATTAAAGGGCGTGTACTCGTTCATTCTTGCTTTGGTGGTTACTGAGTACCAGCCGCCACTGTTAAGGATTATTTTATCCTTATAATGGATAACAACTTCTGTGTCGTGTAGCCTTACACCTAGCCCACCATCATCTCTAACAACTAAATAAGTGTTGTTACCTAGTTTTCTTTTTCTTGTCTTTGATAGTTCTTTTAGTTCTTTATATGTGTTCATAATTTTATTGTCCTTATAATTAATTAATTGTTTACTCTTCAGTGAATCCATCAAACCAAACACCAGCAAGTCTTGTATCATCTCTCTGGCAATGTTCTTGTGCTTCTTGTTCTGTCAAACCTCTTTTAATAATTTTGTTATGGTCTCTATGATTGCTATCTAAGCAAAACCTTACAATCTTAAATGTTGTTTCTTTATTCATACTTTATTCCTTACTTTATAACCTTGCTTTATTGCTAGGCTTACCTTGATTATACATAAGTATATTTATATATCAAGTATTAATTAAATAAATATTTAATTCTTTTTTAATACCTTTATAAGTTATATGAATAGTACACATTCATTAATTTATTTTTATTTTCTCTAATCTTTAACAATATTTTTCTTATGTACTGGCAAATTCTTTTTATATTGTTATTGATCTAATCCAATTTTAATAACTTGAATTTGTTGCATATCTTCTAAACCCTTATATCTAAAGGCTTTGCGATTGGTTGCGAGGCATGGTTTTACTGTATATTCATACAGTTGTTAATAAGTTGTGCATGACTTGTGGACAACTAGGTTCTTTCAGGCGTACTCATACGTTATCCTTATCTCTCTCTTCTT